CAGACGCCTGCTGAATGTCTTGAGCCTGACGCTCACGCACGGCACCCGCACGGGACATGGCTTCAGCGGCAATAGCCTGATTGCTCATCTCCAAGCCACGGGCAGCAAACGCCTCACGGGTTGCCTGCTGGGCATTGCGAAGTTCCTCTGGGCTAAGTTGCCCCGTAGAGGTAGCCATCTGAGCCGCACGCTGGCGGAAGGTCTCAGAGGCAGACGTGGGCGCAGCCTGCAAAGCCTGCTGGTAAAGCGACTGACCAAGCTGGCCTTGCTGAACCTGTTGCGCAGCAATGTCAGCCACGTTCGCCGCCATAGCAGCGTTGTAGCCCTGAGCAGCAACTTGAGGCGCGGCACCAAGGAGAGCCGCCTGCATCTGCGCAGCCTGATAGCCCTGCTGTTGAACGGTCGGAGCGGGTCCAAGGGTGGGAGCGGCAGCACGTTCAGCTTGGAAGCCTTGCTGTTGCACCATTGGAACAGCACCAGCAGATACAGCCTGCATGGTGGGCGCACCACCCAAGAGAGCAGCCTGAGCCTGCGGAGCAGCACCAGCCATCGTAGCCTGACCCTGAGCCGCTTGGAATCCTTGCAGGGAAACGGGCTGAGCAGCCGCCTGTTGAGCAGCCGTACCAGTAGTGGCCTGATAGCCTTGAAGGTCTACTTGCGGAGTTTGGTCAATCGTATTAGCCGTAGCCTGCGCTACGCCGACATCGCCAAATCGCTGTGCTCCGGTGATTGCGTTTTGCAGCCCACCGTAAAAGTCAGTCTTGCCGCCCATGCCCCGCGCAGCCTCAAGCTGAGCGAACATCTGGGGGTTGGCCTGCATAAGCGCAGAGAGGTAACCTCCGCTCTGGCTCTGAAGGGCGCGGATGTCTGCATCGCGCTGGAGACGATCAGCCGTTTCCTGAGTCTGAACAAGCTGTGGCGTAACCTGATTGAGAATGTCAATGACACCAGCCTGTCCGTCTACACCGCGAAGATATTGCTCCTGCTCTTGAAGGTTGAGCTTCGTATACTGCGGACGGAACTGCTGCTCTGCGCCCAGCAGCTTCTCCTGCAACGCCGGATCGGCCATTGCGTTGATGTAATCCAACGATGCTTTGCCGGGATCAACGGGAGCCGGGGCGGGAGGCGGGGCAGATACGGATGTTTTCATTTACGCAAGTCGCTCGAATGTAGACGCATTGTACCATCGAAACCGATTAGTGCCGTCCTTGTTGCGCCGCCACCCAATGTAGGGCAACGGGTAGGGAGCTTGGTTCAAGAACCACTTGAGGCAGTTCTTGCCTACCGCGCAATGGACATACCAACAATCGGGGTTTTCGGGATGCCAACAATCATCCCCCTTCGCTATCTCAATGGGCTTAGCCATGAGGAACCTGTCCTCAAAACTAAGCACCACTCCGTTGGTTAGATACCAAGTAAGCTGTTCCTCAAAGTTGAGGCCGCGCTCCACGAACATTTTCTTGGCCTCATAAATAGGCTTCATTAACTAGCTTCTGTCACAGAACGGAACGCCTGAGAAGCCTCAAGTTTCACCATTCGCAGCTTGGGTCGGCCCTTGGTTGGCACAAACTTCATCTGCATCCCGTAGGCGCGGATGTTGCCAATACGGCCACGGACAGAGCTATCCTCCGCAATAGGCAGATCCTCCCCCAAGCTCTGGGCTAGGGTGTACATCTCTGCCTCCTTGTCGATGTTCTCCGAAATCATCGTAATCTCGGCATCGCTAGGCTCCTGATCGGAGGATTCGACGTGAACCTCGTAAGCATTGAAGCTCTTACGGCCAACGTCCGCAAACGTGTACTGGCGGGTAACCACCTCCGACTCAATGGGGTAGGGTGTAGAGGCTGCACCGGGACGGGTGTAGATGTAGTCGAAGGCATCAGGGCGTTCGTCAAGGACGTGTACACCACCAAAGCTGTTAACGGCGTATAGCTTGTTTACCCCGCCTGCTCCGCTGACGATGAGGTTGGAGATGTTCCAGCCGCTCTGGTCAATCAAGTCCATGCTCTCCCAGCCTTCGTTCAGAAGGTTGTAGATCAGGATGGCATTGTTGCGGGTGCTGCCATCAATCGGTACTGCAATCCAATAGCGATTGTCGTGGTAGACGGCTACAGCATTGTGCGCGTAGTCTGGGTTAATTCGCTTGATGAGAGGATTGATGGGGTCAGACAAAGGCAGTCCTGCCCCGCGCAGATTGTACAGGTCTTCAAACTGTGTAGCGTAGATGCCGTTGTCCGACAGGAAGAAGATCTTGTTGCCGATGGTAACGACACTCTTTTGCGCTACTAGTCCAGCCTCGCGAGTGATCTCCTTGAGGCTGATGTCGTTCAGCGAGCCGCTCAGGCCCATCATTAGATGGATGGAGTTGCGGTTGAAGATGACGGCGTTATCCTCAGTAAACGGGTGAACATACTGAAGATAGTCAGCGATGCCCGCAGTTACCTTTAGCTGGTTGAGGATGCGGTCGTAGGTGTCCGAGTCAAAGATGTCGGACAGGAGAATCTCATCGCGCACGTTACGACTCGCAACCGTTTCGCTGCCGCTGCTGCCAGAGGTCGTGTAGTAGTAGGGGACAATCAGACGACGCTGGTGATACACACCCCACGGGGGCGCGGGCATGTGCGTGAAGCCAAGCTGGGAAGGCTGTCTCTTGGCGTACACCACCGTAGCGGCTGCGCTATCGGAAATTTCTGCGTAGAACGTAAAGCTGCCAGTTCCCGGCACCGTAGCCACAACGTAAGGTATTCCCTCGCTTAGTTCGGTAGTGCCGTTGTTTACAACGAAAATCAAGCTGCCAATGCTCAAGCCATGAGACGCTGCTGTGACGGTGACAACACCATCCGTAATCACCGTGTTATTCGATGCATCCAAATAGGTGCTTGCCGCGTAGTCTCCATTAGCCACCTTCGTGAACGCCGGGGAGCCAGAGAAGCTGCCGTTCCATTGCAGAGCAGTAGCTCCGTCGCGGAAGATGAACACCTTGTTGAAGGCTTGCAGCATATTGACCGACGACGTGAGCGTAATCCCCGTGGGATACGCAATCGTGGTGGTCGCCTTCGTCGTCATGTTGATGGCGATAGCGTTCTCGTACAGGGCGAGAATGATGTACTCCTGATTGCTGCTCGCAGGGTCAGAGAACAAGCAGGAGCCAAATGCGCCGTTGAGGGCGGTGGTCCCAACGATAGCACCACCAGCCTTAGAGGTGCCGCTAACCGAGTAGGTCTCGCTACCCGTAGCTCCAGCAATCTCGTAAGTAAAAGTGTTGAGTCCCGTAACGGTGACGGTCTGGTTGCCGTTGGGGTCTACGGTGCCGGGGCCAACGTCCACAATCGCAACAACATAGGACGACGAGAACCCGTGGTTGGTAGAGGTTGTAATCGTAACCGTCGTACCGGATCGGGTGGCCGAGCTAATCGTCACTTGGGGCCACAGGTAGAACGGCAGGGCCAGAGCCTCATTCACGGACCCAATCGTAGGGCCAAACGTATCTACGCCGGGACGCACTTGCCACGTCCCATCGACGTTCATACGTCCGTTGACGGACATAGCAAGCTCGCCAGCCTTCAGTTGGTCGGGACGTAGCCGATTGCCAAACCGAGAAAAGCCAATGTCCGCATCCTCCGTGAGCGGATTGTCACGGGGACCAAAGTTGCTGTAACGAGGCATGACGGTAGTTTACACTATCCGCCCGCTCAACTACTTCATCTTCCGACGCTTGAAGTCAACGCCCTTGATGGTGCCTTTGTTGCGAGAAGCGTAGAACACCTGTTCGCCGCGCTTCTTGCCATACTCTTCCATCATGGCCTTCTTGATCTTCTTACCCTTTTTAGTGAGTGGCATGGTTAGCGATATCTAGCGGTTTTCTTAGCAATGTTCTTGGGCTGCTTAACAAACTGTTTACCAGCCTTCATTCCCTTGCGCTTGGCCCTGTTGGTCGCGGCTTTCTCGGCAGGACTCAGGCTTTTCCAAGCGGCATCAGGGAGGTAGCGTTCGCCCGTTTTGAGGCTGGGCTTGCCCGAGGACGTGCGCCACTTCTGGCGGGTCCAGTTGGCTAAACTGCGCTGCTGGGGCTTCACTTGGAAGTCTTGTAGCCGCCGCCCTTGGCCTTGTACTTCTTAGCCAACATCTGTGCCTTACGGGCAGACCATTGGCCGGGACGACCGCCCTTGCCGCCAGCCTTAATCGACTCAAAGAGCCGTTTACGCATGGTCGGCTGGGTGTACACGCCAGCAGAGTTTACTGTCGAACGACGTTTCACTTGCAGGGCTTACGCTTGCCCATCTCGCACTTACGTTTTCCACAATTCATCTTATGATCCTCCTCGGTTTCCATCATTTCCTCCGCATCTTCGATAGCCTCGTCGGCTTCCTTCATGCGGCGGTAGAGCATACGCTCTTGTTTCATTGAACGGTTCTTGCGCTCTTCTTTCATGGTTAACAGTCCCAAGCCCGCCGACTCCAATTAGGCAGCCCTTCTCCATTGTTTATGGTGAACATAGGCTCCATTGGCTACTCTGCACATACAGGTTGAGTCTAAGTTGTTTTCTAAGCAAAAGTCCGGAAGATGATTAACGGTTACCGTTTCCCCAGATGGAGATAGAAACTGATAAGTCTTGGACCTTTTCTTATTGGATTCGGCAATTTTAACTGAACGTTGTTCGGGGGTAAGTTTAGCAGGTAAATATCTAAACTTTGAGGATTTGTTGCCCCAGCGACCAGAAAGCATCTTTTGTCTAGAAATCGGATTTGCCCACTTTTGCTTTCTTATTTCCGAAATCTTTTGTTTCCATTGCGGGCTTTTTGTATGGGGATTGCCAATCTTTCGTGCTCCCGCTCCACCGGGAAGCATATTGTAGCCATTTGAAATGCAATCAAATTTCAGTATTAGGTATTTCTCTAGGCTATTTGCTTCATTCTGGGTGCAGACGGAACACAGCTGTTCTACAACAAATGATTCTGGCCCATATTTCTTAATGGCCCTAGCTAATCCCCTTCTGTTTGGTCTTGTATTAGAATCGCTACAGTGACCCTTAAATCTTTCTTGTGGCAGATACCGCGACTGACCGATATAACGCTTTCCGTTAATTAGATTCGTAACGCAGTAAATGTAGATTACTTGCATCCCCAAGCGCGTCTAGACCAGAAATTAGCGGAAAGTTTGTTGGTCTTGCCCTTGATGCC